TTGAGAAACAGTATGGAAAAGAAATAAGGAGTTGCTTAATTGCAACACCCGGACATTTATTATGTGGTGCAGACATGACATCTCTTGAAGATACGACAAAGAGACATTATATGATGCCATATGACCCACAGTATGTAAAAGAAATGTCGGTAGAAGGGTTTGACCCACACTTAGACTTGGCAAGGCACGCTAAGTTTGTAACACAAAGGCAAATAGATCAACACAACAGAGGTGAGATCAACTTGAAAGACATTAGAAAGAACTTTAAGGTAGTGAACTATTCTGCAACCTATGGTGTAGGTGCTGAAAAACTATCTAGAGAAACAGGAATGTCTATTCCTAAAGCCAAAAGACTTTTAGAAGCCTATTGGGATAGGAATTGGTCAGTGAAAAAGTTTTCAGAAGATCAACCTATAAGAACAATAGGTGAAGAGATGTGGATACAGAATCCTGTTAGTAAGTTCTGGCACTCATTGAGATATGAGAAGGATGCTTTCTCTACTATCAACCAAAGCACAGGTTCTTATTGTTTTGATAGGTGGGTAGCCATCTACAGAAACAGAAGGTCAAACATCATAGGACAATTCCATGATGAAAGTATTAATTTAATTAAAGAAGGAGAAGAAAAGGAACATACAGAAGTATTAAAGTGGGCAGTTCAGAAGTTAAATGAACAGCTAAAACTTAATGTAAGTCTAGGAATTGATGTACAATATGGAAATAATTACGCAGAGGTGCATTAATTACTTGCATTGTAACTAGTAATCGTGTTATAGTTTTTTATTAACAAAATTTAGGAGCTTTAAATGGCAACAAGAAAAGTAAAGTTAGAAGGTATTGCAGAATGGGCGAGAGTCTTTGAAGAGAATCGTGAGATGACAGGGTTCAAGCCTACACCTCAAGCAATAGGTGCATATGAAGAGTGCAATGGTGCGTGTAAGATTGATGTTATTATGAATGATGTTAATTACAAGAAGCTAAAAGATTCCAAGTCTCAAAAGGAAGGAAAGGATGATGACTTAGGTAGAGGTAAGAAAGTTACCTTTGTACGTAAGTTTGAAACAGGTAGAGATTGGGATAGTGGAGCACCTATTGTTCTCAAAGAAGATAACACACGTTGGGATTATGAAGTAGATGGTCCTATTGGTAATGGGTCTGTGGTTGAAGTTACTCTAGCTGTCTTTGATATAAAGAAGTATGGTAACACAGGCACACGACTTGAGAAAGTTAAGGTGGTTGAGCACAAGAAGTATGATCCTGATGCTGATGAGGATGATATTGCTCCTGCACCTATTAAAGCTAAGACAAGTGAACCAGTGCAGGATGAAGTACCCTTTTAAAAAACTTAAACCTAGAAACCTTGAGGCTAGAGAGTTGCACACTCCAAGATATAGTCTCAAGGTTATACCTAATAAAATAAAGAAGATTTTTAGAAAAAGAAAACACAAAGGTCAAACTGATGAAAAAGATTGAGAATCTTGTTAAGGATATCTACAAAACCATAGAGGGTAAAGGTGGTTGGACTAATACTATCAGTGAATCCTTTGGTATTAGTCTAGCTCATCTTGCTGACACTAGATTCTCTGAACCACAGAAGCCAAGAGGTTACTTATCTCTGTCGTCTGTTGGAACACCATGTCAACGTAAACTGTGGTACAAGATCAATAAACCTAAAGTTGGTGAGCCACTAAGACCTAATAATCTTTTGAAGTTTTTCTATGGTGATATGATAGAAGAGTTGATCTTACATTTAGCAGTAGCTAGTGGACATGAAGTTAAGGGTATGCAGGACAGATTAGATGTGCATGGAGTTAAAGGTCACAGGGATGCTGTTATAGATGGCATGACCATTGATGTTAAGTCATGTAGCACCTACGCCTTTAAGAAATTTAAAGAAGGAAGGTTGAGAGAAGATGATCCATTTGGTTATATATCGCAGCTTAGTTCATATGTTTATGCAGGTAAGGATGATCCCCTTGTTACTGATAAAAAACAGGGAGCTTTTCTTGCAGTTGATAAACAGAATGGACATATTTGTTTGGATGTTTATGATTTCTCTAAGGAATTAAAAACTAAAGAGAAAGAGATAAAGGACATAGTTAAGATGGTAGAAGGTAAGTTACCTAGAAAAAAGTTAGATCCCATACCACAGTCAAAAACAAGCGTAAACAAAAAGTTAAGCATGGTCTGTAGCTATTGTGAATATAAGTACACTTGTTGGGATAAGCTTAGAACTTTCATCTACTCCTATGGTCCTGAATATTTAGTTGAAGTAAAGACAGAACCAAAAGTACCAGAGGTGTTTACATGAGTAGGTCAGCTAAAGCAAAGGGTAGATTAGGACAGCAAGAGATTAGAGATAAACTGCTAGAAACTTTTCCAGAGTTTGAGAAAGATGATATTCAGTCTACTATCATGGGTGATACAGGTGCTGACATAAAATTCTCTCCTCAAGCTAGGAAAAGATTACCACTAGCAATAGAAGTCAAGAGAAGAAAAGGTGAAATGAAAACTGTGTACAGTTACATTGAACAGGCTGTTAGTCATGGAACAGGTGAGCCTGTTGTTTTCTATAGATCAGATCACAGACCTTGGATTGTTATGATAGGACTAGAACACTACATGGATTTAATTAGAGATTGGAAAATAAATGAAAAGAAAATTTAAAATATGGGCAGTCTCTCAAGGTCCTTTTAGTGTAAAAGAACTACTCTATGATGAAGGTTATGAGTTTGATATTCCTGATGAAGGTGAGTATCTTGTTGTCTGTATGGTAGAAGAAGATGATAAATTAAGAGAAGAAGAATTTTGGTTTGACGAGAAAGAAGATGCATACAAATTTAAAAATTTTATTGATAGCAGAATGGAAGCTATTGAATTTACTGATGATGGTAGTTTTTCCTACGATTATTCAGGTAAAATGTGTTGACTTTTAGTGTGATTGGAGTATAACTATGGGTTTACGATTTGAAATAGTTTTAACTGTAGAGGTTGATGAAGATTCCAACTTTCTTGAGGTTAGCGAAGATAGCACACTAGAAGTTATTAAAGAAAAAATATCAGATTGTGTATATGATTTAGATGATTTAGAAATAGTAGAAGTAGATGTTACAAGGAGAATAGATTGAACTACAACATGAGACAATACAGTAAAGAAGTAGAGAAGCTTATCATTACTGAACCAAAGAACAGACTAATAGAAAATGTTTTAGGTTTAGGAGAAGAAGCAGGTGAAGTTCAGGGTAAAGTAAAAAAGCTAGTTAGAGATAAAGCATTTTCTAAATCAGATATTATAAAAGAATTAGGTGACTGTCTCTTTTATGTCACAGCTATAGCAAACTATCTAGGTTCTAACTTACAGGAAGTTGCAAACATCAATCTCAATAAACTACACGACAGACAAAAGAGAAACAAACTACAAGGTTCAGGAGATGATAGATGAATAACGCTTTACCTACAGATTATCAAAACTTTATTGCCACCTCTCGTTATGCACGTTGGTTGGAAGAAGAAGGAAGAAGAGAAACGTGGACTGAAACAGTCACAAGATATGTAGACTACATGGCAGACAAGACAGGTCTTGACAAGAAGACAACAGATGAGATCTGGAATGCTATCTACACTCTTGACGTTATGCCATCCATGAGAGCCTTGATGACTGCAGGACCTGCATTAGACAGAGATAATACTGCAGGATATAACTGCTCCTATCTCCCTGTCAATGATCCTAAATCTTTTGATGAAGCTATGTACATACTGTTGTGTGGCACAGGTGTAGGCTTCTCTGTTGAGAGACAATACATAGATAAACTTCCAGAGATACCAGAGAAGTTATTCAAAAGTCAGACAACGATTGTTGTTAGAGATAGTAAGGAAGGTTGGGCAAAGGCATTTAGAATGTTAGTTGCACTGTTGTATGCAGGTGAAGTTCCTGACTATGATGTTAGCATGATCAGACCTGCAGGTGCTAGATTAAAAACATTTGGTGGTAGAGCATCAGGACCTGCTCCTCTTGTTGATTTGTTTAAGTTCACAATCAATATGTTCAAAGGTGCTACAGGTAGAAAGCTCAATAGCTATGAGTGCCACAGTATCATGTGTAAGATAGGTGAGATTGTAGTAGTAGGTGGTGTACGTAGATCTGCTATGATCTCTCTCAGCAATCTTTCTGACATACGTATGCGTCATGCCAAGACAGGACAGTGGTGGGAAACTGCACCACATATGGCACTATCTAATAACTCTGTAGCTTACACAGACAAGCCTGATTCAGAAACATTCTTACGAGAGTGGACTTCATTGGTAGAATCAAAGTCAGGTGAGAGAGGTATTTTCAATAGAGTATCTGCACAGAAGCAAGCTGCTAAGAATGGAAGAAGAAATCCAGACTATGAGTTTGGTACTAATCCCTGTAGTGAGATTATCCTTAGACCTCATCAGTTTTGTAACTTAACTGAAGTTGTTATCAAGGAGCATGACACAGATGAGGATCTAGATCGTAAGGTCAGACTAGCTACTATCTTAGGTACTGCACAAGCTACTCTTACTTCCTTCCCCTATCTAAGAAAGATATGGAAAAGTAATACACAGGAAGAAAGATTACTTGGTGTAAGTCTTACAGGTATCATGGACAACATAAATACAAATTGTTTTCTTATGAATATGAGAGAAAGACTTACAAGACTAAAGCAGATAGCTATAGATACAAACAAAAAGTATGCTAAGAAGTTTGGTATAGAAGAGAGCACAGCCATTACCTGTGTTAAACCATCAGGTACAGTATCACAGCTATGTGATTCAGCAAGTGGTATTCATGCTAGACACAGTAGATATTACATCAGAACAGTCAGGGGAGATAACAAAGATCCACTTACAAAGTTTATGATAGATCAGGGTGTGCCAAGTGAACCTTGTGTAATGAAACCTGACACAACAACTGTGTTTAGTTTTCCAATGATGTCACCTTCAGGTTCTAGACTTAGAAATGATCTGTCTGCTATTGAACAGTTAGAGATCTGGTTGATCTATCAGGAACATTGGTGTGAGCATAAACCTTCTATCACTGTTACAGTTAAAGAAGAAGAGTGGCTTGACGTTGGAGCATTTGTGTTTAAACATTTTGATAAAATGTCAGGTGTGTCTTTCTTGCCACACTCAGATCATGTTTATCAGCAAGCACCTTATCAGGAGTGTACAGAAGATGAGTATGATGCTATGCTTCTTAAAATGAAAACTAGAATTGATTGGTCTAAGCTACGAGATTATGAGTCAGTTGATACTACTGCAGGTAGTCAGACAATGGCTTGTAGTGGGGATAGCTGTGAGATCGTAGACATAGGAGCTTAACATGACTGCTATCTATCCAAAAGAAATTTGCTATATGTGTGGCAACTATCTTGATGACGATATGAAGTGTTATGAATGTGAAGATTGCAATGGAGAAAAGATGACAGATACAATTACTTTAACAACTGATACTACATTTGACCACACAAAGTTTACAGGTGAGTATGATCCTGTAAATAAACCACCTCACTATACTCTTGATGATGGAATAGAGTGCATTGACTACATGAGACAGGTGTTAGGACTACAGGGTTTCATAGATTTGTGTCATGGTAATCTTATCAAGTATCAACACAGGTATAAGTACAAGGGAAAACCTGTACAAGATATGGAAAAGGCACAATACTATCTGAACAAAATGGTAGATGCCTTGAAAGAAAAGCATAAGTAATGTTAGCAGAGGCTCTTGTCTGTCTTGCTCTCAATGTTTACTATGAGGCTAGAAGCCAAAGCATTGTAGAGCAGATAGCAGTAGCACAGGTTGTTATTAACAGGGTTAATGACGATAGATATCCAGATACAATCTGTGAAGTTGTTAAACAAGGGGAAAAGAATCCTGATGGAACAATGAAAGAAGATCGTTGTCAGTTCAGTTGGTATTGTGATGGAGCTAAAGATAAACCATACAATGAAAAATCTTGGGAGCTTGCATTAAGTGTTGCCAGATCTGTGCGTGATGGTAAGACAACAGACTTAACAGAAGGAGCAACACACTATCATGCTATCTCTGTTAATCCTTATTGGGCAAAGACTCTGAAGAGAGTAGCTAGAATAGGCAAACATATTTTCTATAGGTGGGAGAAGTAGATGAAGTACAAAAACCTAGAACAGGAAGCTAGAAACTTTAACAAGCTACGTATGATCAAGACCAACAGTAACGACAAGGTTCTTACGACAAGAAGGTTTCTAGCAGGTCAGGCACTATCTGGTATCATAGCCAGAAGTCCTAGTTGGTCTAACAAAAAAGACGTAGTGAGAGAAGCTTATGAGTGGGCAGACAAGATGTTAGAAGAGGGCTAGTCAGCAGGTGTATTTATTATTCTTCTACTTTGTCTATCTTTATCTGTTTTAATATAAAGTTTTAATTTTCTCAACTGAGCTTCATTAAGATCTATTAAATCCCTATCACCAAACCCAACCTCTTCTAAAGCATCATCAATTTGTTTATTATCATAGCTATTATATAAACTAAAAACTGCTCCTAAATGTCTATCATCAACAACTGTGGATCTTCTTAGATAAGACAAAGCCCTTTTTTTAGCATTTGCTATAGCTTCACTAACAAGTCTTTGTTTATCTTTAAGTTTTAAATTAAAGTAGTTTTTTCTATTAAGAACTTTCTCTGCTTCTATCTCTAATATTGGTGCTATTATTTTATTGACTCTATTGTTAGCTTTAGGTGCATCAGTATAGATATTAGTTTTCCATTCAGGTTTCTCAATACTATTAAACATTTTTTGTGTTGCAGTTTGAGCAAGATTTTCTCTGTAACCTATTAACCTACCTAAAGTTTTAGATTTATCAGCAGTTGTAGCATACTCTTTTTCCTCTGATTCAGTCATACCTATGTAGTCTAATATAGGTGTTGTTATCTGATCAACATATCTTAAAGAATCATTAAGAGGTTTAAGTCCTTGTCTCCTGTCAATTTGTTCTCCATCACCTATGATACCAACTAATTGATTGATTGGATCAAGGGGTCTTGTTGCACCACTAATGTAGCTTGATCCTATAGATCCAAATATTTGTGCAACATCTCCACCTAACTCTGGAATATCTTCTAAAGTTATAAGATCTTTAGATGCTTTTGAAATGTCATTAAACTTCTGACCAAGAGTTCTTAGTAAAGATTGATAAGTAAATATTTCAACAGCTTGATTTAATAACTCTGCAGGTGCTTCTTCTCCTAATCTTTTATAGGCAATAAGTCTTGCACCCATTTTAAAAAATGATTCTGGAAAATCATATTCTTTATTTTGAACAGAGCCATCTGTTTCTCTTTCTTCTTTCCAAGATAAACCTTGCTTTATATAACCCATCTCATTGTCAGACATATACCACATAGCAGTCCAACCTACAGCCATTCTTGACATGGACTCTGTGTATTGATCCACAGTTATTTGATCAGGGTTTTTGTAGATAGCATTTTTAACAGCAGAAAAATTTCTCATTAAAAATTTTGCACCTACATAATCTGACATAAAGTTTATAGTGCCATTGAAAAATTGACCAAATGGAACTGTTATACCAATAATAGGAACTTTTCTAGCTTGCTCTGTAATGGTTGCTACAAAAGATATTGGATCTGAAGTAAAAGTTTTTCTACTAGAAAAAGATTTAGAGAATACACTATCTGCAGTTTCATCTAAAGCTTTTGCTTCTAATGCAGCATATCTTTTACTTGATATTATATCAGCTATTTGATCTGATCCTTGATCTAAAAACTGTTGATATGTTTGACCATACTCTTCTCTTATATTTCTATCAAGGTAATACATAAAGTTTTGCATTTTGAAAAATTCATCTTGAAATCTAACAGCATAAATTTTTTGAAAGAAATCTTTATATTTTTCTACAAATCTTACGTCAAATCTTTCAGCAGGATCTATCCCAAACTCCTTCATTAAAGATCTGTTATCTACACCACCACTTAAATATCTAAAAAGTTTGTCCTTTACTTCAGGTCTCATTGAAAGATAAGACATTACTTGATCCCTAGTTGCATCTGGAGATACGAGGTTAGCAACTCTTCTACCTTGAGATCTAATTATATTTATACCTTTGTTTAGCAACTCTCTATCTCCACTTGCTAAACCTTTTAAACCAACTGTTGTATAAAGAGCACCTCTAGTAAAATCTGCTAGACTATCTAAAGTGCCTCTAAAAGTAGTACCTATAATATTTAAGGCAGTTGTAGCAGGGTTAGAAACAATTGATTGTATGGTTAAGTTTTGATAATAA